TCTCTATAGTCTGCAGGTGTTAAGTTAGAGGCCACTTCAACAGCAGCCTCCATAGTAATTGGATGTATATACTTACAGGGTTTATACACGTTTGTAAAGTTTAGGTGAATAGTCTCCTTCCCATGTTACAGAATGTAAGGTAGCAGGAGATGGGTGTGTTGATTTAAGATGTACACTTAGATTTGTATTTCTCTCATATACAGGTACCGTATGAATATAATCATCTGTTACTCCTATTGTACTAGCAAGATAACTATCCCATTCAAGTGATTCAAATGTTTGGGTATAAGGATCTCTACCTCTACGTACTAATGTAGCATCTATAAGTCCGACTGAACCAAAAGAAAAATTTATTCTATGGATTACTAATGATCCTCTGGTTTCTGATTTAACTTGTTGATTCTTAGCTTGCTGAATATAGATAGTAGGAAGCTCAACTTCCATTTCAAACTCATAACCAATTATAACATCAGTATTAACCGTTGATACTGTACCATCAGAAGCGGTTTTATTTGAAGTTTTCCAGTTACCATCTAAGGTTACCACCTTATTAGGATGTGATCCAGTTATAGATTCAGAGGGTACTGTTTTACCTATATTATCGCAGTCTGTATTACAGTAAGCTTTTAAAGTTTTTGAACTATAATAACCTGCACCTAATGTAAAGGTAGTTTTATCTGTATCGGAATTATAAGTTAAATCACCAGAAGCTATTGTCTTTTTAGTATCTAAATGTATTAAATATTCAGACGGTGCAGTTCCAACTAATAGAGTATCTGTTTCTTTTTTTATATCCATTGCTTGTAAGGTGTAATCAGTACCATTCTTAATGACAGCATAATATGTATCATCAAACATTGTATGGTAAGTTACAGTCCCCGGTAGTGTCCATCTAAACCATGCTGACTGAATTCTATTCTGTCCTTGTACATAGAATTTATATCCCCATACTTCATTATTATCTATTGTACCAAATAGAATCATTGAGTTTTCAGTCGATTCAGCTATAAGAGTACAATCTTCTGGGAATAATTTAGATATAAGCTTACTTTGCTCTAATACCATTGGGTCACCAACAGCTTGTATACCAGCAATTTCATGGAAGCGTGTACGTTTAGCAGTACTATTTAACCATCCTGCTGTAACACCTAATGAGAAAGGAACTGTTCTTTCATCAAATGCATAGTTAGAAATAAACTGTATCCTAGCAGTCTCAGGGGTCATCTGCGCCTCATCAGTTGATAGTAAGAACTGTTGAGAAGAACTAAATATCAATAAACCAGCGTTGACTTCAATAGCATCAAATAAATCTGTAGGATATAATGAACTTGACTGAAGATCAATTGGGTCAGCATTAGCAATTGTAAACGCTGTCTTAGCCCAGAAATTATAGAAGTCATTAGTCCTTGATAATATGACATTCTCCTCTGCTAATAGACCAATTCTATTTCTGAAGAAGAATATTTTATTTACTTTCTTACCAACAAAAGATGGTTTAGGGTTAGTAATATCATCACCTACATCTCTTTCAGACCAAGCAGGATAATCAAATCTGTATGCACCTCTAGCATAGTGTGTATTTGAACCACCATTGATCGCAAAATATCCGTAGGTTAAAGTTTGTGCATTGTTACCCGTACCTGTAAGGTTAACAGCAACACCGGCTGTAGCATTATCTGCTGATGAGGCTAGAGCTATGTTATTAGCAGAAGCTTTAATGACATAATAAACAGTATCATTTGATAATCCTGCTAAAGTTGTACCACCACCATTATTATATAATACTCTATCACCTGTTGATCTACCATGTGCAGTAAGAGTTATCTGTTCATTACTAGCATTAACATTGGATGTAGCAACTGTATACTGAGTACTAGGTACAATTCTTCTAAGTTCTAAAGGCATTGTATCCTTATCAAACTTAATTTCTAAATCAGGTGCTGCACATTCTTCCCATACACCTGTACCAAAACGGTTTGGGATATAAGAAAGAGTTGCGCCTGCATTGATTGTACCTGATGCTGAGTCGGTTAGTGTAAATGAATCATCATCTACTCTAGTAATAGTATACCAACCGTCTGTAGCTCCGCCAGATGTAAAATCTACAATGATAGTATCACCCGTAGATAAACCATGTCCAGTTTTACTTACTGTTACAGTAGCACTTGATCGAGCATATGTGGCTGTTGTAGTTTCATCTCCTATATTATTTACACTAAACTTAAGATAGTAATCGTCTTGATCTTCACCACTATTTACAACTTGACAAACATATCCATTTCTACAAGTTTTAGGTAGTTCAGTTGCATCATTAGCTTGAGATGTAATGATCTCCATCAATTGATCTTCTGAAGTTGTTACATTAAAAGGAGTAGCTCTACGTAAATGTAATCCATTACCTGTCACAGTTGCTGTAATACCATGTCCACTAACAGCATCAAATGCATTCTTTAAACCAGCTAGAATTGTTTCAGCTGATACATTCTCTGCATTATTTGAAGAAGTTGCTTCTGGTCTTATTAAAGCAATATTAGCTCTAGTTTCTATTGCTACATGAGATTTAATTTTTACTGTAGTTGTTAATCCCTTTTCTGATACATAACTATGTGTATCACCTGCAGTCCAACCTTCTCCACCAAATTGAAGGGTAGCGAAAGGTTGATAAGAATCATCATAAGCAGTAGAGGTAGAGCTACTTCCTTCAGGAACTCCAACACACCGTACATCCATCTCATATCTAAGATTAGATTTACCACGTGTTATAGTTACATTACCTGATGTAGATCCTGATGCGGAGTCTGTAATTGTAAATGAATTTTTATCTCCTGCTACTGATGTTATAGTATATGTACCGTCTGTACCTCCTCCAGATGTAAAATCTAAAGTTACTGATTCACCATTGAGCCATCCGTGGGCAGTTTTAGTAACTGTTACTGTAGTACCTGTTCTAGAATAAGTACCAGTATCTGTAGCTGAAGGTGGTGATGATGAGTATACTGCTGGACCTTGCTTAGTAGATTCATGTACTACAGTAGATCTACCCATACCAGCACAGTGCCCATCTCCGGGGCTATGTCCACTCGTTGCATCATCAGCTTCTATTGATGTTGCTCTATTATAACTAACAGTACTGTGATCTGTAGGATCAAAGACATCTAGAGAATATTGTTTACCATAAGATATAGTTTTTAAATTTACATATGCTTCATATTCTGTAGTTGGGGATTTATTTGCTGAGTCAGTTAACATAGTAACAGTCTTTGTTCTATTAGCAAATAAAGTTGTTTGGTTAACTGTGAGAGGTTGTATATCTTCTGAGTTTGTATGTTCTAAATAAGTAGCTAGATTAGTACCGGGGACATTAGCGTAATCAACTGGTATTTCCTCTCCATCACTACATCTCCATATTTTTACTGCTCCATCTGTAGCTACTTGTCCTATATAATGTTCATCCTCTTCTCTATAAATAGGAAACCATTTCCCAGTAGCTGTAGGAGTAATTGCTTTTACTAAATCACTTCCGGGTCTTTTGATAAGTCCTCTAGTAATATCAGGTATACCATTATTTAAATCAACTACTTGACCGGGTGCTTTTAATTCATCTGGTAGTTCAGATATACCTAATTTATAATTTGGAATTTGTTGAGTTACACTTGTCATTAGCGTCTTAATGCTGTATAAGGTTTATAAGATTGATAAGCTGATTCATCAGGCCAACCCATAAAGTTATGATCACCTTGATTACATTCGTATTCCATAGCAGCAGCTCTTGCTTGCATTTCAAATGTTGCTAACATTTTCTGTAGATTTGGGTTAGCTACTAACTGTACAGCTGCTCTTCCTGATGCTTTATATATAATATATCTTTGGAAGGGTGCTGGTATATCTTCAAATTTCAATAACCTAACTACATTAAAATAAAAGTATTCATCATCTGGATATTCAAATGTATGATTTACTCTATCATAAACTCTCCAAATGTTATCGGAAGTATCTCTACGTCGTACAAAATCACGTGTACGATCCCAAGCATCTGTACCATCCATACGCATGACATCAGATTCTATAGTGATTTTATTATTTGTTCCTGTAAAATATTTTAAATGATATTCTAAATTAAATGACCAGCCTTCCGACTGTACATCTTGATTAGATTCTTTAAGTAGATTGTATATAAATGCTATTTCTGGATTAGTATAATCTAAACTAGATACAGGAGACTGACCAATGCTACCCAAAATCGCATTGACTGCGGATAGTTCTGTATCGATATCAACGGTTGTGGGAGTAGAAGTCATATGTATAAATTTTTGTGAATAAAAAAAAGGGAGGTAGTGATACCCCCCTTTATTGATGTTAGCTATATTGTGCTGTTACGGTAGCGCATGTGTCTAGGACACCTGATCCACCTACAGTAGCATAAGCTAGTCTTAAGTTTTTAGTTGTGGAGGCAACCGCTGAAGGGGTGCCTGATCCACTTGTATCAGATGGAGAGAGACGGGTTTCTGTTCCTTGACAGGAACCGTACTCACCAACTGCTGTTGGTACTGTCATAGTATTATATTATTAAGAAACTGTACCTATGTTAGCAGGGCTCAAATGCTTCCTACCATACTCTAAAGGAGTAGGAGGATTCTTAGTGATTGATTTGTCAACTTGACCAATCCCACTAAGGCTAGCACCGTTCCCTTTAACTCTAGTTATAGTTGTAGATGTTCCGGGATTAAGTGACATGATTAAGCTCTTGCAGAGGTTAGTTCAATAGCACCAGCAGGGTTCAGAGTTCCGACGCCCATTGCGAGACGTCCTACAAGTACGTCACCTTGGTATAAAACTGACACGTCACCGCCTGTAACTTGGACTTGTGGTCCAATGGCTTCAACGATTCCAGCTGCATCACGCTGATAGATTAGTCCACAGTGAGTAGAGAAATCTCCATTGTAATCATTGTTCTCGCCTGATACTTTATTAACAGTACCAGCTAAGAAAGGTAGGTTGTTAGAACGCTTGATTTGGATTCCAGCAATTTCAACTAGACCTTCACCAGAGTTTAGGTTACCTTGATTGTTACCATAGTCTCTGTTTAAGATATTAGATGAGACTTGTGAGACCAGCGCATAATATTGGCGAGGGTTCAAGACGGCTGTACGTCCAGTTTTTGGCAAATTCTTTTCGTCGAGAACCGCTGCGGCTTCGAAAAAT